CATCGGCTTGCACATTGATTGCCGATGATAGTGGTGTGTCATATGGGTCTGTGTGAGCACCGCGATAGGCTCGACGGGTGCGGATGGTGCGGCATGTTGCACCATCACCTGTGAGCATCACATAACTGCCCGATGTTGGCGTTGTATCGGTCCAATTTAACTGCTCAATTGTGTTGACGCGATGCCCACCATCGATACAAAGCGGCGTATCAATGATCAACTCACGATTCCAGACGTGGCGACCGGTCAGTTGGATGACGGCGTTTTTATCAGGATGCTGCTTGATCTGGCGTACTGCAGCTTGTGTGGCAACGTAGTCAATCGATTCGGTTGTGGCTTGTACAAACGGATAATCGACTTGCAAGGCTGCAAAATCAACATACTGACCAAGCGCAGCAGGAATAATCCATTCAGCAACAGTGTGTAGTGTGCCATCAGCGATTGCACCAAAATCTTTGGCATTAACACTATCAGATAGCTTTTCAGCCAATTCTGCGATTTCTTGATTCGTGGCTTTGATATTTGCGCCGATTGCAGCAATGGCAGCGGGTAAGTTCGTTTCCATTTTTTAAGCCTCCAATGCCGCGTTAAAGATCGCCAGATAATCAATCTCAGCGTCTTCATCTTCTGGGTCTGGTTCAGTCGTTACGATTGTCACCGTCCCGTCAGTGTTACCGCCACCACCTTGCATAATCAGCACGTTAGCCCGCAGGTTTGCCGCAGGTGATGTGTCTGAGATGTCAAATTTGTAGACAATCGTGATCTCGGTATCTGTGATCTCATTAACTGCGATATAGCCAAGTCTTGCGCTTGATGGCATTGAACGATCATCGAGACTGATTTGCACCATGCGCATCGACGGTCGATACAAATACCCGTGCTTGAACGTGGCGTATCGTGTCGCGGTAGATGATGAATCCAAGTCAAAAGAGTGTGTTTTGCGTGTCGATAAGGTCTTTAGGCCGTCCTCGGAGATTACTGCATTGATATGCCATAAAGCATCGCGGACAAGGCCTGGCGGATCGCCACTAAATACAGTTTCTCCCATCCCTACTGCGTTAATCGTCAGCGAAATTTGTTCAATTGCCGGTGTGCCTGTGGATAAAAACGCAAGCGCGGATCGGTGTACAGTGCCGCGGATGTTGTTTGCAAATTTGGTGTTATCGTTGCTGTCTCGATGCAGTGCAGCTCCACCAGATTTGTTGGTCTTGACTGCAAAATTGATATTACCGCTTTCACCTTTGACGTGGATTGCATGACCATTACAGTCCTCAACGTCCGCTTCGATGCTTGCCCCTGCGCCGGTGTATAGCAGTGCATCACCGGTGAAAAACTCGCCTTCCTCCGGATCGCCAACTCGACCAGTGGAGTTTGAGTAGAGCATGTTGACGCACGCCGATGATGTGACGTGCACGCCGGTCACGCCAACAACTCGTGGAGACAACTGCTTAATGTTGCGGACGGTCACCTCGCAGCGGAAGCGCTTTGATGCATTGATTGTCACGCCGTCAAATTCGGCCATTGGTTGCGTGTATGTTGGGATTGCCGCCGACCAATCGGGGTGCAGTGTCCCCAAAAAACGCACATCAAAAAACGCACTTCCATACGCACCATCGTCGATCCGCGCTTGCGAGCGGTTTGATTCGCTGATGATTCGCCCGCCTTTGGTCAGTCGGCAAATATCACGAGTGCGAAATCCGCAGCCAGACCAGTTGGCATACGTATGGATATCGCCGCATTCGATGTTTGCCCGGTGGATCACAATGCCATCGCATGGATCATCGGGGTAATAGTCAGACATCGCGATTTGAGTATGGGCTAGTGGTCGTGGCAGCAGTCCGCATAGACCGACCCAAGCACGGCGTAGCAACCAGTCACCATTGCCGACGCCGAATCCACCACGGATGATGATGCCTTCCTTGCCGCAGATGCCGACAATACAGTCAATGATGGTGAGCTGGAGCGTGTACTGCGATTGCTCGACGGTAGGCGGTTCGCTGAGCAGGCCGATGCCGGCAATGTTGGTGATGATGACGTCATCAAGCACAAATGCAGCTGCCGACCAATTAATGCCACCGCCAGACGTATTACCCACAGCCACATCAGGCTCGTTGTACTCGCCTAGCAGATATTGACCATTAATGCGCAAATCCTTAAGCGTGACCGACTCAATATTGACGCCAACAATAGCGTCTTGATTCGACCCTACCATCATGCGCAGCTCAGTCAAATCTTGGCCTTTTCCGATCAGGCTGACGCGGCTACGCATGGTCAAGCCACTGATCATGTACACGCCGCTATTGAGATATACCGCACCACCGCCAGACAGATTGGCGTGATCAATGGCTGCTTGGATGGAGTCAGTGCAGTCTGTTTCGCCGTCCGGCACTGCGCCAAAATCGGCAACATTGATAAAGTCGGATAGTTTGCTGTTGACTGTTCGTGGCAATGCACTGAGCGCATCAAGCCGATACATATCCGTGTTTTGGATGCGCGGCTCGTAAAAGATCTGAACGCCGTTTTTGTCCGTGGCTTTGATGCTGTATGCGGTTTCGTTGGTATATACGCGTACCGGCGTACCAGTATTGACTGCAAAACCAGCAAGTGTGGGCAGTGGATTTGGCGCTGGAACGGTGAGTTCGGCATCGTAATAAATGCTGATTGGCGATGTTTGCGGATTTTCGTCAGCAACGCCGATATACACAAAACCACCATCCAATGCATCCCCTTGCAAGTCAGCAAGGTACGAATATGGATTCAGGGAGATTGCACCCATTGCGCTTCCTCATTTTGGGCAATAAAAAACCGCCTATTGGCGGCTTGTTTTGGCTTGGCTTCGGTCGTATTCATCAAGCATGTTGCGGAAGATGTACTCTATCGAGCACGCTTCAAACTCATCCGAAGGCTGATCTTCACGCATTGCCGATCTGACTCGCTGCCAGATATGCGCCGTCTCATGCACAAGCGTTTGCATAATCGCGCTTGGGTTCCAATCGCTTGTGTCACCAATCTGCAAAATGCAGTATGTGCGCTCATTGGCCACTTGGTACGAGGTCACAAGCGCAGCGCATGGAATGGCTTTAAATGGCTCTTTCCAGCCACTACCAAGCAATTCAAGCGCCCGATCCATCTGCTCTTGGTTGCGCACAAGGCAGTACCAGACATGATCAAATGGTGATTTGCGCCACTTGGGTTTGTATTTTTTACTCAAACCATTGCTCCAATATTTTGATCCATCAAATATAGCGTCATTTTTGATCCGCACCAAGCGATGCAAGCCAAGACAATGCTCCAACCTGCTTGATCTTGGCCTTATCAGCATCGGATAGGTTGTCAAAATACGCCTTCCATTCTGCCGAGCGCAGGATTCGAGCGTTTAGCACCTTCTTGGCTTTATCTGACAGCTTATCACCACCCTTGATGGCATCTTGCACCGGTTGGCTACGCTCAAGCTTGTCAGCTTTGGCTCGCATGGTTTGGCGCATGGTTTCAAACTGCTTGGGCGACATGGCCTTATCAAAGGCACGCTGATCAGCAGCTTCGATGATGCGGTTTTGCAGCTTTTTGCCAAGCTGTTGACCAAGCACGCCGCCAATTGTTGCACCGGTCAGACCACCCATTGCGCCACCTGCTGCTGTGCCTACGCCAGTGGCTGCCACCTCTGCTCCACGCATCTTCAAGTTTTGCATGGCAGACGCTGTACCGCTTGGGTTTGGATCAACACGGCGCAGCACACCAGACGCAGCCACATAGTTGCGCAGTTTATCAGCCGTTTCCTTCCCAAAAATCTCATTAAGCTTGCCGCCACGAAACGGCGCATATGCTTTGGAAATGCTGTATGGGTTTTCGGGCTTGGTTGGGTCAAATGCGGTGAGCTTCTCAGCGATTTGCGCCCGAATCTCGCCAATAGCGCGTTTTGCATCAGCTTGCAGAGCCTTGGTAGGCATGCTCTCAAGTTGCTTAACAATTTGGCGGAACTGAGCACTATCGGTTTCGGCCAAGGCACCCAAGCGAGCACCAACTTTCTCAACCGATGTTTTGCGGTTAATGCCATCCGCTTCAAGCAAGGCCGCCATGCCTTTAGGATCGGTAAAGATGCGGTGATAGTCGGTATTCATCTTGCGAGCTTCGGCGTACATATTTTCACCAAGCGCCTTAAACACTGCATCATCAATTAAATCGTTAAGCGTGCGGATGCCACTAGCAATGCTGTAGTCATATTGGCTGTTGATGTATTGGCGCAGTGATTCAGCTTGCTTTGCTGACATTGGCCGGAAATAGCCATCCGCGCCAACTAAATCTTGCTCGCGCATCCACGAGCCAATACCTCTGCGCAACGCTTGCATAGCATCACGCTCGAAAAACGAATTTTCGCGCAGCTTGGCTTGAAAGTCGGTCAGTTCAATGCCGCCAGTGGACTTAGCTTTTTTATCAGCCTGTTCGTATAGCTTCTTGATTTGGTCTTTATACCAATCCTTATAACCTTCGAGCGGTTTGAGAATGGCAGCACCGCGAACCTCAGGAGCAGCCCCGACTGTACCGCCGGTGGATTTGACAATATCATCACCGTACTCACGAAGCTTGTCCGACTCAAGCTCCATTTGCTGCTTCATCTTGCGACCAGCTTCGGTGTCGGATTTGGCGAGCAATGAATCCCACCCCATGCGCCGAGAATCACCAGCGACCACACCACCGCGAATCTGACCTTCTGTCAGGCCAATGGCTCGCAGCACGTTATACCGACTTTGCTGCTGTCGTGGTGATACGCCGCCATCAGCCGGAGCGGATCGCTTAAAGTCGAGCAGTTCGGCGTCTGCCTTTTCTGACTTCTTGGCTTCCCTTGCGGCATTGGCGCGAGCATCGGCCTTATTGCCAAGCATATTGTCCAAAACATTGGTAATGTCGGGCGATAGTTTTGCGCGTGGATTGGTTTCACCAAAACTGACCAAAGAGTCGTAAACCGACTCCATCCACGTCTTAAACTTTTCAAACACTTGCTTCAGTTTTGCGGTAGGCGCTTTGCCAGTCAGCAAATACTGCTCAAAGGTTTCAGCAAACTTCTCGTGTAGCTCAGTCTTTTGAGCAGCTTTCAGGTCACCATATTCACGCCCTTTGTGACCGCCCCATTCCATGATGGTGTCAAGATCAGCCTTGAGCGCAGGCGATTGGTCAGCGAGCTTGGCATGAGTCTCTAAAAAGTGGTGGCCAAGCTCATGCACAAAAGATGATGCGTTGGCTTTGTCACCCAAAACCATCGAATGCCGTTTATCGCCAAAACTGATTTGAGCGTTTGCACCGCTTTTGACTTCGCCAGCGGTTACGTCTAGGCCGACAGCATCAAACACCTCTTTGGATGTCTTGCCCATCGCAGCAGCAGTGGCTTTGTAATATGCCGCAGCTAACTCACCAGCAGCTTGAGCATAATCAGCGTCGTATTTTCCGGTATCAAGCACTTGCTTGGAGATGTTTTCAGCAATGACTTGGGATGCGGCTTTATTGCCCTGCATGTAGATGTTTGGGTTTGCGCCGTCAAATGCGCCGCTGTTGCCAGTAGCCGATTTGATTTGGGTTGAGTCAAAGGCAATATACTCATCATTCATCGTGTCTTTTGAGTCGCGATAAATCACGCCATCTTTACCGTCCGATGCAAGACTGTCTTTTTTGTCCTGCTTGATGTACCAGTGCCGATGATTGTTGTCGAGTATGTATTCTGGGTTGTTGATCTTTAAGTAACTGGCGTAAACAGTTGCCTGAGCGCCCCGCATACTTCCGCCATATTGCCCGCTGCCATATGCCTGAGCAACGCCATAGTCACTGGTAAAGTAGTGACCTTTTGCATCCTTTGGAGAAACGTTTTTCAACCCAGACTCGGTAAACGCATTGAACTCACCAAATGGCGAGCCATGATAAACCACCAGCGGCTCACCATTTTCATCAACGACTTTGGATGCGCCTTTTGGGTTGTTCTCCCAATCACCGAACCACTCTTTGAATGATGGTGTACGAACTTGAACCCACTGCTGCTCGCTTAGTTTGGTTGGCTTGCCATTTGGCGCTCGCATCCATTGCGGTGTGCCTTCGTATTGTTGGCGCACTGCTTCGGCTTCTTTTTGCTCCTTGGCGGTCTGAAACAAGGTTTCTTTAGGTTTTTTCTCTGGAACAAAGCGATCAAAAAACTCCCTCAGTGCGGCCTGTTTTGTCTGGATTCCCGCATCGCTTATGGGCTGCATCTTTGAGTTAAAGGACGTGACTTGCCATGCGCCCGCCTTTTTTGCAGATGGAGTGATCATTATGGTTTGCCCAAGTCCGCCTGAGGCGACCATCCCAGCAAATCCATCATCATTCAAAGCAGCTTCGACCAAATCATCAAGAATCTTTTGTCGAACCTCGTAATTTTCAAACCCAAAGACAGGATCATCTTCGGCTTTCTTTTCAAAATCAGCAAGCTGATCGACCAGCCTTTCGATTTTTTTTGTACTTGCACTGCTTTGAAACAAGGTTTCTTGGCTTGGATTGCCCTGATCCTCAATTTCTTTGATCTTGCCTTGAATGTACTCAGACACAGCCTTGCCGCTGCGGGCATTGTCGCCAAAGACTTGCAGTGCTTCGAGTGCACCGGGTGTCATGCCGTCATCAACTAGACGACCCTGAGCCATGTACTCAGCAACGGTTGAGCCACTAGCTTTAATGTCGGAGTATTTATTGGCAGCCATCGCCAGATCAGAAGCAAGCGTGTTTTCAACCCGAGCGCCTGCCTTAACATCGTCAGCAAGGGCAACCAATGCGCCAGCATTACGCACCAATGCAGCACTGATGCGCTTGCCCTGATCATCCAATGACTCACTGATGCGCTCAATCATGGCTGCATCGTTGTAGGCTTTCTGAGCAATAGCAGCCTGAATGCGACGAACGCCAGCTTGCGATAACGTGCCATCTAGGCGCATCAAATCACCACGGGCAGCGGTGGGCATCGAGCGCATGAACTCGCGCACAAAATCCGTGCTGCCTGCGATATTGACCTCGCCATTTTCTGTGATAACCAGCTTGGACGCATCTGGCAAAGATTTGGCATCGGTACGAGCTTGTTCGGCAACGCTCATTTTCAGCGTAGTGTCGGCGTTTGAATCGCTTGCCACCTTGACTGCTGTAGCATCGTCAGATAGGCGACGCACAAGCACAGGATTCTCAATGCCTTCAAACTTGGCTGGATCAATGCCAAGCTCACGCGCTTTGGCGGTCACGGCGGCTTTGTAGTCAGCACCACGACCAGATAAGTAGCGACGTTCAATTGCGGTCAGACGGCCATGACCAGCCACCGCTTCAGCGCCAAAGATTGTGGGTGCGCCCGTGTCAAAGGTCGGCGCTTCAAGCAATCGATTAGGGTTTAACTTGTTTGAGATTTCATTGATCTGGGCTGCACTTGCATCGGTGTCGCGATTGCGTGGCTGTAGATCAGGACGTGCTGCGGCATTTGGGGTTAAATCAGCATTGATCGACTTTTGAATAGCTTCAATCGGCACAACATCATAGACAAAATCGACAGGCGTGTTGTCTGTGGTAAACGCTTTGCCTTGTGGCTCAGGTGCGACGGGTTTATCATCAAGCGTGAATTTTCTTGCAATTTTAGTCGGTCGCACAGGTGTTGGGTTTGGTAGAACAGCAACATCGGATTCAAAATTTTGAATAATTTTTGCATCAGAGATTGGCATACCACCATCAAGATGCACCACACGCCCATCAGAATAAATCTTCTGAATTTCAAAAACTTTTCCGTTTTGGTTATCACGAATAATCCTTAGCGTGAATGGCTCGCCGTGCTCATTAACACCGCCCTCATATTGTGTGGTTGTTTTATCGCTTAAAACTTCTCCATCTTTGTTTACATGAATCGATCTTTCCTTGTCATTTTCTATTTTCTGAAAGCGCTGTATGGTAGATTGAGCTTTGTTTGTCAATAATACAAACCCATTTTCAATAAGAGATTGCGCCACTTTGCCTTGTGGTGTGCGCGCCTGTGGCGTAGGCGCGGCACGCACAGCAGGCTCAACGCCAATCCATCCTGATTCATCGGTTTTAACACCAATGATCGTGGCTGATCCATCAGGATTGCGCTGCACGTTGTAATTGGGATTAGCTTCAGCGGCCGCAATCGCATCAGGTCTGCGCATCGTCAGGCGGTCAGCCTTGCCATCTGTAATGCTACGGCCAACCTCCGACCGGCTTGCTGATTCAGCGGCAGCGGCAATCGCATTAAATCCAGTGGTAATGTCATTCGCCGTCTGTTGATCACGAGTGATCGGCGCAGCAGACCGCGACGGACTGCCATCCGGTGACATGGTGATGATTGGGTTTTCGGGCGTTAGCTCAACAGTGTTTGGGTTGGCTGGACGTGGTGGCGCAACATCAGGACGCGGCATCGCTTCGGCTTGAGCGGCAAAATCGGCTGGATTGGTTGCCAGTGGCTCACGCTGACCACTGATAAAATCACGGATAGCCGCAGGCGAGTTGTCAGCACGAGCAGCAGGAGATACAGGCGCAGGAGTGCCAGCCGGACTAGCAATTGGTGGCGGAGTTGGTTCGGCAGGGCGTGGCGTGGCTGTCGGCTTAGCTTTGCCAATCCCACGAAAGCCAAGCGCAACAAAACCAGCATCACCCAAACCCTGTACAGCAGCAGCAGATAGTGGATTGCCGTATGCGTCAAAGTTGGCTTGTCCTGCTGCTTCGGTAGCCATAGCAGGAATAGCCATAGCACCCAAAATGGCATTGGCGGTATTTGGTGCAATAACCGGCTGCGGTACAAATGGCTGCAATGCTGTACGCGCAGACTCAACTCCTTGCGCAGCACTTTCAGCAAAACCTTTGCCCTGAGCAGCACCGACAGCACCAGCGCCCAAACCATACAAGCCAGCTAGAGATTCGGTAGCCATGCCACCCAAGCCAGTCATCAGCGCCTGAGCGCCGCCAATACCCGCTCGAGGGATGGCGGTAGCAGCATCAAGCAAACCATCACCAGCAATGACGCGGCCTGCATTGCCAAGCGCAGCGCCCGCCTGATCAGTGAATTGCTCCATGCGGTTACCAGTGTAGTCTTTTGGCGCTGCCGGTTTGGCTGGAAGAGCAATCGAAAGTCCGAGCTTTTCGGCAATCTGCTGATCAGTAAAGCCAGACTTTTTGGAATCTTTGTAGCGAGGATCTTTTTCTTTGATCTTTTTGAAAATATCGGCGTCTGAATGCCCAGCCAAACGACTTTCAAAGATTTTTTGCTCAATCGTATCGGGGCGCACCGCACCTTGCGGCTTGGATTGCTCATAAATATCAGTGAGTCGCTGACCGCCACCCGAGCCACCACCACCGGAATTCTGATTGAATGCCACCATGACACGATTGATATAGTCTCGCGTGGCTTTGCCCCAATTGGCGCGATCAGTGCCGCCAATATACTCGCCTACTGCCGACGCAACATCGCCGTTATTGCGCTGCAACGACTCTTTGAGCAGGTATCCTGCGCCCATTGCAGCGGCCTGCGGAGATTCATACGGATCAATATTGTATTTCTTGATCAATGCCGCACGGGTTTCGGGGATGACCTGATACACCGATCGAGCACCCTTTTCCGACACCTGATCAGCATTGCTGCGCTCGCCATTCAGACGGATTTTGGACAGCAAGCCACTGGGCAGACCTAGCTTTGCCGTTACATCAGCATCAAGCGCATCGTACAGCGGATCTGTGTATTTTTGAGCCATGCTTATTTCCAGATGTCGTCAAGTGACTGAGTTGGCTTTCCGGTGGGGTTACCCCCAAGGGAACGGATGTATTTACTGTACGATGTTCCTTTGGGCACCACAACGCCGTTAATCTCAATAGGTTGTCGAGTTGAACCCATGTTGCCAACTTGGCTAATCCACTCAGTTTTTGCTTCTTCGTTTCGCGCTGCAATTTCCTGAGCTTTGGCATATTTGCGCAAAAAGTTGGCGATATATTCAGGGCTGGAGTTTTCGTTTGGATAGCCACCCATCAACATCTGCAAATCAGTGTTGGATAGTGGTTTGAAGTCAGCAGCATCAACACCAACCAGCTTGTTTCGCAGCGTCATGTATTGTTGGCGCAATTCAGTCAGCTTATCTTCGCCGCCAGCCTGAGACCTTACCCATTCTTCAAAGCCAGTGTATCCGCGCCCAAGGAATCGACCTTCTGGCAAGTTGGAAAACTCGTCAGCAAGCACCAACGAACTTGCCGCCGCATTGCGAGCTGCTACTGCCTGCTTTGCAGCTTCGGCTTGCACGGTCAGCATGGCAGGCGGAATATCAACACCCTTTGCCATCTTCATTTGAATGTCAACGATGGCCTTTTCACGCTCAAGACGTGCACGTTCTTCGTTGGTCGAAGCATTGCGCAGTGCCACTTCAATGCCAGCAAGCTTGGCTTGCAAGGACGCTTGGTTGTCTGCATTGGCATACTGAGCTTCGGATTGCTTGATCTGCGCTTCGGCTTGGGACTTCTGCACTGTGGATGGTTGCATTTGATCGGCACGCGCATTCTCACCAAGCGCCTTCATGCTTGCCGCGTACTTGTCATCGTAGGCAGCAAGCGACAATTCAGCCAGTGCAGCGATTTGCCGGATCGCGTTTTGATCACCAGACTCAAGGGCTTTTTGAGCGGTTCTGAGTGTTTCAAGCTGCTGTGGGTCAGAGCCTGATTGTTCCAAAGCTGAAACACGGGTTTTAATCACATCGAGCGCCACATCACCGCGCCCCGACTTGAGCGCAGGCACGACACGAGCAAAAAACGACGTTTGGTCTTGCTTGTACGCGTCGCCCTTCACCTTCACCATGGTGTCAACGGATTCGCGCATCTCAGGAAATTGCATGATGATATTGGGCAACATCGACGAGTCGCCAGTGGTCAAATATTTCGCCACCAAGTCTTGCCGCTGCTGTTCGCGCTGCGCTTTCTGCTGTGCCGCCAACTTCTCAGCAGTCGCTTTCTCTTGGGCAGCTTGAAACGCCATCTCATTGTCACGCAAGGTCTGACCGCCTTGAATACCCTGCATCAGAGCTTGTGTTGGATCGACGTATTGCAGCCGATAATCATAAGGTTGACCAGCCATTAGAACAACTACCTTTTCGCGCCAATTAGAGTGCCAATACCGCCTAAAAAACTGCCAATCATGTCTTGGTTGTTTTGAGCACGCGCCAGATATGCACCAGCCTGAGCCTGACCCATATTGCCAAACAGTTCCGCATTCTGTGCTGCGGCGTTTTGGGCAGCATTGCCCGTGCCAGTCGCCGCACCTAAGCCAGCACCAGCCAGCCCACCAAGATTGGCAAGTTGGTTTTGATAGGTCTGCTGTAGCAACTGCGGAGCAAATTGAGATAGAGCGCCCTGCACGTTGCCACCACGTAAACCACCAGTGGCGGATGCGTTCTGAAGAATCGCATTCGTGCCTTGGTTGAGCTGCGCCTGAAAAAACGGGCTGCTCTGTAGTGCGTCAATGGCTTGTTGCTGAGATGCCGCACCACCAACGCCCAACAGATTCTGCTGTTGTTTGAATGCAGCCGTACCGCCTTCAACGTATGGCTTGAGCAAGGTCTGCACCAAGTCAAACTGTCGGCGGTTTTCTTCAACACCCATTTGCGCAGCCTGCACCTGAGCATCTGCCGCTTTGCTTGCTCCGCGATTGGCTTGCTGTCCACTAATGATGCTTCCAGCAACTCCCAATGCCGCCGCTTTGGCTGCACCCAACCCAACTGCCGCTACTACAGGCATAGCCACTCCTCCCGTGTCATACCCATCAATACTTGATCGAGCAAAACACCATTTTTCAAAAAAGACTGGCGATTGACGCCTTCGTGTTTAAAACCAAGCGACCCAGCAAACCATGCCGCCACGCGGTTATTAGACGGAACGCTTGTAACTGCTTTGAAGTACCGAGAAAAGATTAGATCAAGCAGCAGCTTTCCTGCCTGTTTAGACTGTTTGCCGCGAACATCGGGAAGTAATGCGGTGTGAATATCCACCGTGACTGCATTTTGTGGGATCAGCAAAAACACCCCGTGGCACGCGCCATCTTTGTGAACTCCAATCCATTCCAACGATTCAGCATCTTGAACCTTTGCACCAACCGAATTGTCATCGCACAAATGATCGGCAATAGATGGATGCATTAAGACGCTATTGATCAAATCAACGTCATAAATGCGAGCCAAATACATCACACCACCTCAGCAATAGACAGGATGATATTCAGGCCTTCACCGGTTGCGGTGACGGTCTGCGCTGCATTGACCTGATGATTGAGTAGCTCGGATAGGATCAGCGTTGCATCAGCAGCCAATGTCTTTTTGACAAACTGATTGCCACCAACTGACACAGCCAAAGCAATTGGCGATGCTGTTGGATTGTGAGCGGTTGCCGCACGAATTTGAGCAAGCGTACCGGCTGGAGCGGTGTACAGCGTATTGCTGCCAGCGTTTAGCGTGTCGTTATACGCCTGTTTGTATTCAATGGTCACAATGACACCTCGACTAAGCCAAGCGCATCAATCGGCGCATCAAAAACAGAGACCAAACTGATCGGTTGATCGTTTGGATAGATCGGAATGCCTACCAAGCCAAGCGCATCATCAGGTTTTTGGTTCATCGCCTGAATCACCATGCTTTTTGCGTCGTCAGCAGTGATTTGCGCTTGCTGAATGGCCGTCAAAATCTCTTGAATCGTTGCAGGCAACAAATCAAACGCTTGAGATTGTAGATTTTCGATAAACTTGATTGATCGCGGATTTTTGGCAATCTGCTCAATTAAATTTCGCGGAAGTTTGGAGAAATTAGGCATTCAATGGCTCCACCTGAATCTCAAGTCGAGGAATCGCCAAAGTGGTCGAGCCAACACCACGAAAGCGCAAGCCAAGCCAGTGACCAAACCGAACGCCAAAACGATGCCACGTCATGCGGTGAGCATAATCACCACGCAATCCGGCTGATCTGCTGCGCTCTTGTGACCACGTCAGACCGTCTTTGGTGTATGAACAAAACACGCTGGGCTGTTGCCCTGTTGCTGCACGGCCTACAGTGCCCACAAGCTCGATTGAATTGATAATCGCGCCCATGCCTTCGTTGTAGATCAGCGCCGTATCAAACCGCCATCCTGTAGGCTGATCGTATTGGGCAAATGTTGCATCGGTCATGTAGCCGAGTTTGTTGGTTGTCTTGTCGCCTACGATCCATTTGTTGTAGGCATAAACAAAATTAATAGCCCGATACTGCTGATTTGCAGCACTGCCACTTTTCAGAATAAACCAAACTGGCTGTCCAGCAGCCGATGACCCTGCCAAGTCATAAACCAATGTCTCATTGAGCAGGTGGATATACAGGCATTGGTGCGCTTCGTGCTCGCGAGCCTCCACCACCATGCCAGACAGTTGCGATTCGGTGTATTGAGCGATGATTGACTCAATCTCGCGTGTGGCAATCCATTGGGCACCACCACTTACGCCAAGATAGACACTGATCGGCTCATTGCGACCACCACCCACAAAGGCAAACGTTTGGGCAAACATACATTTTGCATGGGTGCCAACAATGCCTTTTTGAATCACCGCGCCGTCAATGCGCTGAAATGGGAAAAGCTCGCCGCCAACGTTATCAAACACCTCAATGCTGTGGCGGTTGAGTACCACCAACTCATTGCGGACTTTGAGCAACCCTAAAACATTATCGGGATCAAACTCGCTTGAGCCGTACTTGAGTGGATTAACTGCGGTCGGATCATTCAGTTCAGTAACAACAATAAATTCGCCGTCTGTGGTGACGTGATACCCATCAATCCACACATGATCAATTACGTCGCCAAGATCACCATCGGTCACCTTGGCAAGCGTCAGGCCGTTGAAGTAATAAAATCCGCGATTCGACGAGACAGCCAGCCGATCAAACGAATAATCAAACGAGCAGCGACCACCTGAGCCAACATCACCCAATTCGGTCACATGGCCGGATGCAGACACACTCACAAACTTGCTGCCGCATACGCGATACAGCACACCGCCCCACACGATGCCACCGCGATCTAAGCCATTTGTGTTGGCAAAGTGCGCGATGCCATCGGCGGTGCGTAAATATCCTTTGCTGATACCCGTATCCTTGGGCACCGGCACAAGATTGACCGGATATGACGTGCGATAGTCCGATGTGGTGTCGGCATAGATGCCGCTCAGAATTGGCACTTGCATTAGAAGCCCCAACGTCTGTAGCGACGATTGCCAGCGCCGAGCGGATAACGATCAGGGTACTGTCGCGTTGGTTTGGTTGCCACACTAGACAGCATGGCGTTGTAAGCATCCTCTTGTGTTTTGACAAGCAAGATGTTTGGTTGTTTGCCATACATCGGGCAAATCTGAACGGCGAGCGATTTATAAACCGCCGCCGCGTGTTGCAATTCAATACCGCTATCGTCGTCCAAGTCACTATCAGTCGGATTGGTTGGCACGTTATAGCCAATATCCACGCCCTTAGATGACCACATCGCCACCATTGCATCCATCTGACGCAAAATGTCGGTGTGTTCCTCGGGTGACGCGTCAAACTGATAGCCACCCATGCCGATTTCGGTCATGGCTTGGTCGATGAGATAGCGTTTTTTGATCATTTTGGTTTGCTCAAGCGAGTTTTAGGCTCAGGCGATTGCGCCACCTTATGCGGGTGATCAACCCACCCGTCAGCAAGATAGCCCTCAACTTCGTCAGCATCGACAACGAGGGTTTGCAGCATTTCGCCCCACACCTCAACATCGCCATCTGCCTTGTAGAGCATCGTCGGATTCTGCATTTTCAAAGCTCCAGAAACGACAAAGGGGCGTTTAAGCCCCTATTGTCGTGGTGTTGATTAGGACTGACCAAACAACTGCACACCAGCCATTTCTGGATTGAGCAGCGCAGTGCCAAAATCAATATCCCAACGAGCTTTGACGCTCAGGTCATTGATTGAGCCTTGACGGGTGTAGGTGATACCGATACCTAAGCTGGTGGTAGCACGCATAACCATCCAACCATCAGCAGCATCCACACTGTACGAGCCGGGGATAAGAATCAGCGATTCCTTGCGGAAGAACGGATTCATCGGAGCAGCAACGGTGTTGAGCCAAGTCAGCGCAGCATTATCAGCCGGAGCATTACTGACGTTTGCATACTCTTTTGATCCAATCGAGCCTTCGGCAGCATCAATGATGGCTGGATAGATGCGGATGGTGTTGGCGGCAGGCTTATCAACCACACGGAACGTTTTTAGGCTGCCGGTGTTTTGCTTGGTGATCAGATGGATTTCAAAAACCCCATCAATCGTGAAAGCATCACCGACTTTGATGTTGGCGTAAGTGCCACCATCGACAACCAGATCAGTGTAGCGATTGTCCTTGTTTTCGGTCAGACCTGCGCTAGTAACGGTTGCGGCAGGCACAGTGCATTGGTTTGCACCATTGACCAAAACAGCCCCACCGGTTGCAGCAGTCAGACGGATTTCTTGGTCGTTTTTGAACACTTGGAAGCCAGCAATATCGCTGCGGATCATTGCACGCTCATACGCATCACGCGAACGAGACGAATCTTCGGAACGACCAGCCAAATTGCCAGCCATCGCATTCATGGCGCTTGGTGCATAGAACGCCATGCGGCCATCTTGTGGCACGCCAATGCGAGTGAGCCGGTTGTCCAGATCAGCCACATCGTCGTAACCAGTCGCTGCACCGGTGCGCTTCGACACGACCGAGCCATACAGCGCAGCGGTATTGAACAACGCCATGTTGACATCAGACGCCAATTTTTGTTTGGAAGCCGTGCCGTACTGGTTCATTGCAAACGTGTTGCGCAGATTTTTGGAACTCAGCGTCTTGGGGATAGACTTGTGATACCCGACTGAGCATGGCACGTTGAGCTGGGTCAGACCATCAAAGTTTGCGGACTGATCAAAGCCGTCATACGACGCGCCAATCATTGGAGACGGAAGCCAAAACTTATCTTGGGCATTGACAGCTTCTTGAGGAGTCAATGGATCATACAACTCTGCACCTTTGGCGATGACGAGCAAATCATCAAAGCCCTCGATGACGTTATCAAACATCACCTGTTCTTGCTTCGTGAAACTGGTAGCCATAATTCAAAACCTCATGGATTATTTGCGAAGGCTTTTCTTGTAAGCGATCAGTTTGGTACGGTCGCCCGTCCGTTCTGCATCAGCTTCAAGTTGAGCTAATTTCTTGCTACTGCCTGACGCGGGCGCATTGCTGCGCAAGTTGGTGTCAGCAGGCGTTGGCTTGGTTGGTTTCGACACTTTCAGATCCTTTTCGAGTTTGCCGATTTCGGCAGCAAACTTGGCGAGATTGGTGATTTTTGACAGGCGTTCGAGTTGGGCAGGATTTTTGCCGAGTGCGTATACAAGCAACGCAGGATTATCAGCAGCTTCAAGCAAGATGCTTTGTCGCGTCTGGTCGAAGATGGACACCACCTCCTCCTCAGCTTCGGCAAAGTCTTTGGCCTTGAGTTTCTTTGCATTCTCCTGATACGCCGTGCGCTTGGCTTCGGCTTCGCGGATCAGTGCTTGCTGTTGCTCCTGCTGTTTTGCCTTGGCCTTTTCGACCTCAACGGCGGCTTTCTGCCAATCAATCAGCTTTTTTTCAAACTCCCACTCATCCCAGTCACACGACTCAAGCGTAGGCTTGGGCGGCAACTCTGGAGCGGCAGTTTGCGGCTGTTGGGCTTTGCGCAGCTGCTCTAACTCACGTTCGGCTTGACGAAGCTTCCGGTCTTTTTCGCGCTCACGTTTGCGCATGTTGCGAATGACCGATGACGCATCTTCATCACCATCATCTTCACTCTCTTGGGATTCATCGTCTGGCTTTTCGCCAAACGTCACTTCAACTTCGCCATCATCCGCCGGATCGTTCTCAGCGTCATCTGGCTCTGCATCGGTGTCTAGATCGTCGTCTGGCAATTCCTCAGACGTGTCTAAGCCCAAGCTTTCATCTGCCTGTTGTGTCATGTTTACCTCGGTTGCTCAGTCTTAAATGGGCGACTGGACGCCTTGTGGGAGTTGCGGTATGGGCGTCGGATTAGTCTCAACGCTCGCCGCGATTTGTTGCTGGTTCTGCTGCTGTGAGCCTTGCATAGCCGACAACATTTGTAAGATTTGTGCCATTTGCGCGTTTTGCTGCTGCTGCGCTTCCATCATGATTTTGATGGTTTCAGCATTGGCCTTGTCAGCCTGCGCTAGTGTGTGGGCGGTCTTGGCGCGTGCAGCTTCGGCATTAGCCTGTGCTTCCTCGCCCATCTTCTGCATGAGTTGGGTTTGTGCATCAGGCGGCTGATTAGCCATTGCTGCTGCTTGCTCTTGCTGCTCTTTGATTTCGTCGTCGGTTGGCTCTGCTGCACCCATAGACAGCAACTTGGACGGCGAAGGGC